TCTAATAATTGATAAACATGGTCTTTTTGCTTTTGTTGGTTCTGATGCTCCTATTATAGTTGAAAAACTATAATATTTTCTTATTTCTGGTATTAATTCTAATATTTTATCTTGTTTTATTTTGTAATTATCAAGATTATATAAAATAATACTATTCATATTATCTAATTCTAAAATATTTATAATTTTATTAACTAATTCATCTTGTTCTTTTTTATATAAAGTACTTTTTAATTTCATAATATAATATAGTATAAATTTTAACAGAATACATTAAGCAACTTAAAAAAATATTCGCTTAAATAAATTGGGTTCATCTTTATCATCTTTATCATCTTTATTCGATGTCAGAATTTGTGTTATCTTTAACATATCCTCAACTAATCCATATTTTAATTTTGCATCTTCTGGTGATTTGGGACCTAAATCAGGTCCTTTATTTATTTCCATAATTTTTACACTAAGATCACTATTTACTGCAATATCGCAACCAAATAATTCAAACATAGTAGAATCTTTAAAAGGTTGCGATTCTTCTAGAGATAATGCATAGACTTTAATAATTTTAGTCATTAATGTTTCAATACGGGAGGATAATATATCATATTGATTCTCTCCCATATGTGTTTTAAGATTCAAATGAGTTAATGGATTTGTTTCATAAACGGACCTATCAATGTATCCGGTTGTTATATTATGTGCATTATTATCTGAATTACTTATATAAAATTCCGGAGTATAATATATAAAACCATCCCCATACAAATACATTTCCAGTCGACCTTTCCTACATATTAATAACATATAGACTCTAAGATTAATCTTTCTTTTTAATACGAGATACGGGTTTTGCAATAATTCTTGTATGATAACATATTTTTTTTCTTTATCTAAAGCCAATTTTATTATATCTTCATATGACGAACTTATAACGATATTATCTTGACATTGGGAATTTTTTTTTAAAATATATTTTTTATTTGAATCAAAATTTTTTGTAAACGTATCTATTTCTGAATAAATATCGTATGATAAGGGGATTAATTCTAATGCTGCTTCTTCATAATAAGAATATAACATTTTCCAAAGATTTTCTTTTCCAATAAACAAATATATATTTGATAGGATAAAATAATATCTATCTGAGTACATCGGCATCATATCTATTTCTTTATATTCATCATCATAGGTATAGGGTATATATAGGAGTGCCTTTGTTTTGTCAGTCGTCGAACAAATATTATATTTTTCAAATACGCTTTGACAAGTTTTATCTATATTAGAAGTTGTCCCATTCTGATAATAATATATGCGAGTATTCATATTTATATCACGCATTTTCAGATATATTATCACAAGGATTGTTAATACAAATAATAATACTATTAATAATATTCTCAACATATATTATATATTATATCTTTATAAAAAATTGATAATATAATATTTTATAGTATAATATTATATTTTATAGTATAATATATTATATTTTTATTAAATACAATTTTAATTCTTTCAAAAATGGATATCTATGAGAATGCGCATGATTATAAATTAATATTTCACTCATCGTACAAACATTTAGAATCAATCTATAATGCTTTTAACAAGTCTAATAGTAGAGTAAGTCATCTTCATAAAAAGTTATTAAGTAAACTTCGAAATAATACATACAATCAATTAAAAATAACTAATGAATTAGTTAGGTTAAGTGAAGATATTTTGATTTTTAAAATCTATAAATTAATTTCGTATCTAAGTGAAGACCCGGAATTAAATTTTAAAATCGATTCATCATTTACTAAACCATACATATACATCCCTATTAAATTCAACGGGTTTCCAGAAGTATCCAGTTTGTTAATTACAGCAAAACCCACTATAAAAGAATATTTATTAAAGGGAGAGGAACCTATTTATGAATTAACATTAGTTGATTCATATTCCCAACCAATTTATATCAAAAAATTAGGCTATGAACCTTCATATATGTGCTATGAACCAGCTGCGGTGATTGATGAAATTTATAGATTATTTTCATATAAAAATTACATTTCGAATTGAATCGAATCGAATCGAATTGATTTGATTTGATTTATAAAAATTTTTTATTATTTATTCCTTAATAAAAAAATCTATTATTATTTATTCCTTAATAAAAAAATCTTTATAAGTTATATATCAGAATATGTTAATTTCAATTAAAAATATTTTATTAGGTTTATTTATTATTATAATAAGTATTGCTGTAATTCAATTTATCAACAAAAAGAAAAATAAAAATAAATATACTCCTATTAAAAAAGTATCAAATCCTACACCACAATCCGCAATTAAAACTATGACTATTACTGAAATTGATATGGAAATTGATTTAGAAAATAATTCTAATTCTAAACCTTCTCAATTAAATTTTGTTACATCTCTTAATAGGAAAAAACAGTTAGATAATCCAACTGATTATTATATAAAAAAAAAGAATGTTAGATTTGCGGATGATCCTATCGAACGGATATGCGATGACCCTGTATATACAGATGAGGATACATTTTTAAATAAATATGTTTTCAATACACAATTTTATTGCGAAGATAAATTAAAATCCCCTAATAAACCTTCCCCGAAAGATCTTGCCTCTTATAGAGATGATTTTTATGATTTTAGAGGGAAAACACAACAACTCTCGTTAGAACATAGTCCAGTTGATTCTATAAATGACCTAACATCAGGCGTCGTTAATTATGATAATATGCCAATTAATGAAATTTATGATAAACTTACTCAAAATCAATATTCAACGAGAAATAATATTTGATAAAAATTTATATTGATAAAAATAATATTTGATAAAAATTTATATTGATAAAAATAATATTTGATAAAAATTTATATTGATAAAAATAATATTTGATTTAAAATTTATATTGATAAAAATAATATTTGATAAAAATAATATTTGATAAAAATTTAATAAAAATTGATTTTAAATTTTAATATAATATATTTAAATTAAAATCTAATATATTTAAATAGACATATCGTATACCATATATACAGAACTTTACAATGTCCGAATTAAATTTAACTAAACAGCTTATTGGAAAAATATATTTAAATACAGATATATCTAAATTTAAATATGAAATTATTTCTTATCAAAATGATTTATCCAAACTTTTAAATCAAAAATTTTTTGCAAGTATAAATTTTTGCGGAACAAATTCTCTTTTAGTTTTTACCAAAATTTCTGACAAACATTATTGTTTTACAGTTGATAGACAAACATTAAGTTATAATTTTTTAAAAGTAGATTATTCTAAAATTAAACTAGAACAACGCACATTACATTTAGATTTAAATATTTATCAAGGAACAATATTTGACGGTATTCTTGTTAAAAATACATCAAAGGATGACCTATTTATCATAACAGACGTATATAAATATTGCGGAGATGATTATACAAAGACAACATTAGATGTTAAAATGAAGACTATATTAGAATATTTAGAACATAATTATGATCCAAACGAAGCACAAAATTCATTAACTCTTAGTCTTAATAAGATTTATCCCATTGATAAAACAGATTATGTTTATAATAAGATTATACCATCGATTAAAAATATTAAATATAGAGGCTTATGTTTTTATCCTGAAATTTCTGATACAAAATTAATATTTCTTTTTAATAATGATGATAAAAGTCAAAATAAAAGTCAATCGAAATATGATTCTCAATCGAAACAAGAATATCAACCTAAACAAGAATATCAACCTAAACAAGAATATCAGGCTAAACCTTATCAATCTTCGCAATCTAAATATGAAAGTCAACCTAAATATGAAAGTCAACCTAGACAAGAATATCAGACTAAACAACCTTATCAATCTTCTCAATCTCATCAAACTTATCAAACTTATCAAAAAGAATCGCCACCTCTAACTCCGAATCCAGCTTCAACTCCAACTCGAACGAAAACTAAATATAAGTTTATTAATACCAGTGGTAAAGATGTGTATGCGACATTAGAAATTAAATCTACTAATTCAGTAGACGTATATAAAGTAAATAGTGTGGAAAGGACTGTTCAAGATTCTAAAAATATCTTGAAAAGATATCCCTTAGATATTGCATATATCTCAGGGATTGAACAGAGTCATCGTTTACAAAAATTATTTGCAAATTCAAAACAACTTTTAATGAAATGTAAATTTAATGATAAAATGTCTAAATTCGAACCAATTGAAATTGATTCTGATGCAAAACACCCAACATTAATTTCAGATATTAATCTAGATATGTTAGAAGAATCGGATGATGAAGATACTTATTAAAGATACTTAATAAAGATACTTAATAAAGATACTTAATAAAGACAATTATTTTTTATTTAATGTAAAAATACAACAATCGCAGTAATATTATCAGTCGAACCTTTATGTAAGGCTAAATCTGCAAGTTTTTTTGCAATATTTAATTTAAAATTAATTCTGAGTCCAGTTTTCATATTATAACATTCAGATAATACCAAGTTAACTGCAGTCTGGTTATCTAATACATCCCATAAGCCATCACATGCCAAGATTAAGAATTTATCCCGATGAGTAATTCTATGTCTAAAAACTTCTGGTTTAGAAGTCAAATAAGGTTTTGCATCATTATCGCCAAATGCTCTGGATACAGATAAATCTTTTATTCTCCAATCATACCCATCAAAATATATTTTTCCTCCTAATTTTTGTATTCTTTCTTGTTCCTCTGGCCACCCCGGTTTATGATCTTTTGTCTTGGGAAGTGCAACGTTATCCGTACACAAAACACATCGAGAATCACCAGTATTTAATATATCAATATATCTATTCATTTTATATCGATATTCGAGTACTACCAAACAAGTCGACCCACAATGAGCGGACTGTTTAAGATGATTTTTTTCTAAATCAGAGGTTAGACCTTTGTATATTGAATTAATTATTCTCCCAGTTAATGGATAGCTTAATGAATTATTAAGGAAAGCTTTAGGTAGTTTTTTCGATAAATAATCACTAACATATTTACCCCCATGACCGTCATATACCGCATACAAATTTATTTTATTTATTGAATGATTTCCACCAGATATATTTTCATAGATTGAATGCTTGTCTTCATTCTGGGGACGTTTCCCTTGTTCAGATATAAATTTAACGTTCATCGAGTTTATATATATATTAATTTAGATAGATAAAATAAAATAAATCTTATCCCATAATAAATTCATAATAAATTCATAATAAATTCATAATAAATTCTTATATCGAAATAATTCCTAGAATTCTTATATAAAAATAAAGTATTATACATAATATAATTATATTCAGAATGAAAATATTTGATAATATTCATGGATATATCGAGATTGACCCAATTGCACAATCAATTATAAACGTACCTATATTTCAACGACTCAGATATATCCATCAGACAGGGATATTATATTTAGTATTTCCTACAGCAAATCATAGTAGATTTGAACATTCTATTGGAACATATCATCTTGCAAAAAAAATGATCACTCATATTGCATCGACGCAACCTGAACTATTCTCATCATCTGCACTTGCAGATGAGATAATCTTACTCATAAGTATTGCTGGTTTATGTCATGATTTAGGACATCTATTATTCTCCCATCTATTTGATGATCTATTCCTCCCATCATTACCTCATTATAAAACATTATCTGAACTCTCTACGAATATTCATCATGAGGAGAGGTCGATATCATTGTTATCTTTTATTGTAGATTCATATAAAGTAAATCTTTCAAAGTCTCAATTAAAAGTTATAGGGGACCTTATCAATCCATCTAAAGCAGAATATACAAAATGGGACCCATCATATCACGTTGGGAAATGGATTTTTCAGATTGTATCGAATCCAATTAATTCAATTGATGTGGATAAGTTTGATTATTTAACAAGAGATACTAGAGCAGTTGGATTAAAAATGGGCTTTAATTATGATCGAATCATTAGTGATGCACGAGTAATTGATAATAAGATTTGTTATTCGTCCCAATCTACAGATGATCTTTATCAGATGTTTTTCATTCGATATAGATTACATAGACAGATTTATAATCACAAAGCAGCTAAATCTATTGAGATATTAATTCTTAAAATATTATATGAATTAGAAAAAACTTCGAATATTTCTGAAAGAATATTAGATCCTATAAAAATGTCCTCTCTTAATGACTCTCTGATATGGAATCCTGACGCAAATTCTACAGTACGTCATTCAGAGATACTTATGCAGATACATTCGAGAGTCTTACCCAAACTAGTCTATGAAACAACCTCAACTGCTGAAATAGATTTTGACGAGGATACAGATAAACTTGCAAAGGTCTTTCCAAAAGATTCATATCACATAGTAAGATTTAAGGTTGGGTATATTGGAGGGTCCGGTGCAAATCCTCTTAATAAGATTACTTTTTACAATACGAAATCTAATCAGATTATATCGGAAAACAAGGTTAAGAATTTCAGTCTTTTTCTCAATCAAAAATTTCAAGAGTATTATCTAAGGGTCTATTGCACAGAACTAACTTTGCTAGATTCGTTTAGAGAGTACTTTAAAGATATTTAGACCAATAATTAATTTGTTTATAAGCGGTATCAATTAACTTATTTTGTTTAGATATCAATGGATTAAAAAGTTCATTTAATCTGAGAACTCCTTCATCTGTAGTTTTATCCATTAATAATTTATGATAAGTTACTTTGAGAGTTGAATAAAAATTTTGTGCTAAAATGAATTGTTGTTTATTTGATTCAATGAGTTCAGCTACTAGTTCTGGCGTAAGTGATGACATTTTGATAAGATAAGCGAAGATAAGCGAATATAAAATTAATTTCATTTCTATTTGATATCAAATATAAAAACATTTCAATTTCATTTTTTAAACTTTATGTGAATATGCACTTTGAACAAAGTACGCTCCAACTACTAAACATGTTATGGCGGTAATAATCTTACGAGTTTTGTCAGTGATTTTTGCTGCATATACCGAACCAAAATAGGATGCTATGATAAATGGAATCATAATAGATAAACCTATTTTAGTATTAACTTGTGAATGTTTATAATAATATATCAGTGACATAATACCAACAGGAGGAACTATTACTAGGAGACTTGTACCAATTGCTGTGACATAATCTTGTATTAAATTTAAGAATAATATCCCTGGAAGAACCATTATAACTCCAGATATTCCTAAGGCGCCATTACAAAGACCTCCTAATATACCCAATACAATTGATAAAATTATTGTTCTCATATATATAATCGAATTGATAATAAAATTATAATTAAAATTTATAATTAAAATATAATTTATAATTATAATATACTTATATATATATATTATGATGTCTGGATCAGATAAAGAACCATTATTAAAACTAATACCCGACGTACTCCCTGTAAGTATAAAAAAATATAGTATTCCTTTTATTTCAATTATCCTATTCATCATAGTACTTACATTAAATGCAATTCAGTACGATCGTAAAGATCGTATGTTTTTACAAAATAAAATTCTACCAAAAATGAAATATAATTATAAAATATACGAAGAACCTAAACCAGCTATTCAAAATTTTCTGCTTATATTTTATAAAGTAATTGGAATAAATTCACTTATTAAACAATCATTATGGTATATCTTATATATATTAGTATCGTGGGGATTAATGAGTTTAATTGAAATGAATATTGGTCATATATCATTCATATATTTTATAATTATGATATTTGGAATATCATTTTTAATTGATGCGATTAATTCATTTATATGTGTCAAAGGTCTTTATAATACTAATTTAGATGATAGTTTAGGTGCATGTTGTGGGTCTCAGATAATGTGGTCGGCATTAGGTTTTGTTTTAATGCTATATCTATTAAAGGTCACAAATAAATATATTAAACTTGGTATTTTATTAGTTATTATTATAACATTTATAAGTTTAATATGCTCTGACAAATATTATTCGTTTAAAGGCGAAGATAATTCTACATGCGATAGTTTAACATGGCATGTGTTATATTTCTTATTCGGATTATTTAGTGGATATGTGATCGGAAAATGATGATTAAAATCATCATTTAACTATTTATCACGCGAAGCTTGATAAATCGGAAAATTATGATTAAAATCATCATTTAACTATTTATTATGATTTAGCTTAATAAATCGGAAA